TTGCGTATGCGGTCGATGATTGCTTCTGTTACGTCCATCATGGTCTGTTGTTAACCTGATTCGAGTATTTCCTGATATGCCACCAGAGCCTACGCACAACAGCGTTGGTAGCGATTGGGCCTCTGCGGTCTGCAACACCCTTCCAGATGTGCTTGCCTTCAACCCACAGCCTGCTACCCCGACCCTTGAGGTTTGCTGGAACCTTCTTCCATTCACGCATTGGCAGGAACATGTTGTGCGTTCTTCCGGTCTCAAGAAATTTTGCGTAGAACGTCTCGTCTGACCACCTAGCAACTGAACTTCCGGCGATAAACTTCGACCTCTTGTGGAAGTTGGATATCTTCCACGATCTCCTAAGTTTACCTGACGATTTGCGGCCACGGTAAGTTCCAGCCGAGAGATTATCACCACCAGCCCTTCTCAAACCTGCACCGTAAATACTTCGGCCACGGGACTTCATGCCGCTGCCATCAGGCGTTGCCTTCCTGACAAACGGTAGGATGTGTCGCCGGTGCGAGTGTCTTGTCGCTTCCTTGATCCACTTATTACGTGTCTTGTGGTCAAATGTCTTGAGCGTCTTTTCTAAAGACTTAACATCTGCCGGTGGTATCCCGCCGTGAATCATTACGTCCTCGTCTTGCTACATACTAGGTGTATGTCGTCCAGTTCGTCGGAGTATTCACTAACGAACCCGATATGGTAGATGTCGTCGTGGTGGCACAGCCTATAGCTGGAGTCCATGTCACGAGCGGCTTGCTTGCGTGTAATAATCTTTACACTAACGTTTTCCTGACGCTGCCTTGCGACCTCTAACTCACGACCCCACATAGGCGTGATCTTTCCCCACAGGCGACCGATCTCGTTCCACTCGTCTAGTGACTGTCCACGTGGACCAATCTTGCTTGTCTTCTTTTCAATCTTCAATCTGTGTCGCAGGTCGCCGCTGTTTATGTTTGTCATTGCTTCAGGAACTCCTGCCACTCATTAACCCTAACCTGATCCCGAAGGGCATTAAATGCTAACTTGATGGGAGTGTTAGACGCCCCGATTGCTTCACGATGCTTGAACCAGTGAGCGACCAGCAACTTAATCATCGAACGAAACATGTAAGGAACGTCGGTAGCAGCGGTTCCGTAACCGGCAGTGAATGTAACCGTAACAGCGTCAATGGCATCGGCTAGTGTGTCAGGCCAGTCCTCGTCAATTGCTGGACGAATGGTGGCTGGGCATTGAACAAGTTCAGTCCGATACAAGGACGAAGACAGCGTTTGGGTAGCACCGTCAACGTCCGTGTACTGGATTGAATCAATGGACACAATAGGCCAAGCAGGTATCTTCAGTACGTCGCCGGGGAAGCAGTCCCATTTGGCTGTGAACTGAGTGTTGATTAACGTGTGGTGGGTTTCCTCGATCACATACGCAGTGGCAGCATAGATTAGCTCGTCAAGGTCGTTGTCGTAGTCGATCTCATCCTGTTCAATTCTTAGATGATCTTTTACGTCTGACCTTGCTACTGCCAGTGTTGTTGGATCGGTTACCTTTGTTAGTCGCACGTTTCTTATACCTCGCTATACCACGCTCAATTAAGAGCGACGTTACGCCTGCACCTAAAAGGCACTCAAAGAATACGGTTCCCGGTAAGTGGCGATTCCACTCAAGCAGGAGTTCAACTTTCTTCTTCTTGCACTTCTTCTGGTTGCAGTTCTTGCATGTAGTTTTGCTCGAACCAGTCATTTGGATACACGAATTTATGGTTACCGTTTTCGTCAAAAGTCGCAATCATCTCTTCCATATGGCCGATGGAAAGGGCAGCGTCTATAAAGACTTTATTGCCCGCCTTCTCCCATTGACGCCAGAAGTAGATGTCATCATCCACCTTGCCTTCATCCCACGATCCATCCTCCTTGGGAACTGAGCAGAACCACGGTCGTGGAACATCTTTCAGCTTAGAGAGTTTGATCGCAGTCAGTCCAAAGTGTGCTGTTGATACCTGTAGCGGCTCACCATCAAATTCCACATGGTCGCTGTCGCCTTTTGTGAACAGCGGATATGGCATCGACCTTCGTGATTGCAGGGCTGCGATGGCGTCGTATCTCTCATCGTTAATCATCGACAGTAAATACTTAACATCGTCAGCAACGAAGATAGAGTCGAAGTCGATAGTGATGGCAATGTCAACACCTGCCTCAACAGCGTCCTCTAACATTCTCTGCATACACTGACCGTAGAACACGCCCTGAGAGATCACCAGCGGGATGCCAGCGTCTTTCAGGGCTGTCTCGATCATGTTCCTCGCCCACGTTGATTCGTAGCGAGGTGCGGTCATAAATGCGGCGACCTTCTTACCAACTAGACTGGTCTTCAGGTTACTCTTAAATGTACTCATGCTTTAGCCCCAGCATTCTTAGATTAGGAAACAGATACGCTGTCAGCATTGTCGCTGTTAGACGAGTTCTTAACTTCCTTGTCGAGTGCAGATACAGCACTTACAAGAACAGCACCATTGGTTGTCGTGTCTGGAGTGACCGACAATCGCAGGTATCGCTTGCGTCCTACCATGCTAACGTGGAAGGCGTGAACAGCAGCAGCGGTGTTATCAACCGTAACGCTGTGGTTCGAGCTAAACGTAGCAAAGTTAGTTGCAACAGTATCATCCGACTCAAGCAAGCTAACCACAACATTCGTTGAGTTGGTGTTTGCTTCAGCGGATACGTTCAGGAGGATAGATGCGTAGTCAGCACCTTGGCAATCGAGGTTGGCAGTACGAGCGGCAGTCGAGGAGGCATCTGGGGCCAATAACACGCTGTATACTGCACTTTGTTGGCGTTTCATTTGAAAATCCTTAAAGTTAGTTGTAATAAAAAAGTGACGGGGGAAGGCCGAAGCCTACCCCACATCACATCCATCTGGGGCTAAAGCGATGGTTCCGATTAGGATGCGTTAGCCTTCAGAGCGATCATTGGGCCAGCAGCGGAAGCAGTTCCCCGCTCGTGGCAGTTAATATCGAAACGCTCGGTTGCCTTCAATGCGATGGCGTCCGAGGTGAAGTAGATACTAGAGTCGGTAGCAACGGTAACGCCACGCTTGTCACCAAAGGTGGTGGACATGCCCATGTCACCGAAGTAACCGAAGATGTTGCCTGAGATGTCAGTGGAAGGACCACCGGATTGCAGGACTTGAGAAACAACTACTGGGTAGCCAAGGAAGCTCATTCCAACGCCACCTTCGTAGTTAGCAACAGTGTTACCACCAGCAGCCATTGCCAGACGTTGCATAACGTTGGCCCAGCAAGACTGGTGAACGTACCACTTAGGCGAGATGCCGGGGTACTTGGGCAGGTCGCCAATTGCTTCCTCGAAGGTTGCAATCGTGATCTCACCAAAGGTATCAACACCAGAAGCCGTGGTTACAATCGAACCAGCAGCAACAGCATTTTCCCAACCGACGATTCCACCGTAAGTAGAAGTACCATCGCCATTAAACAGGCAATCGTCTTCTTTGTTGGCGAAGGCGTAGGCAATCTCTTGCGTGATCAAGTCGCCCAACTGCACAGCAGCGTCTTCGGGCAATTCGCTTGACCAGCGAGACAGAACCATCATCTTCTTGGCTTCCAACTGGATTTGGTCGAAAGTCAGGTCCGACTCTGTTCCAGCAGCGTTTTCACCGACGAAGTAGGCAGTGTATCCACCTGCTCGACGAGGAACGCTAAAGGTTCCACCAACACCCATTGGCATGACACGGCACTCACGACGAGCTACACCGTACTCTTCAACCAAACGGATCAATCGTGCTTCGAGGATATCTGGCACGAGGAAACCACCCTTGGTGTTGTCACCAGTGGTTTGGGCCATTTGAATACCGAAGTCGCCAAGTTTGTTTGAGGCTGCTTCGTTGCCAGTGAAGGCTGCTTGATAGAACAAGCCAGCTAGATAGGCTTCCTTCTCAGCGTCTTGGCCATCAAACGATGCCAATGCACCACGAGACTTAGCCTTGGCGGGAACGACAACATTCTTCATGTTAACGTCGCCGGGTTCGTTCTTAGGCTGAATCGTTTGGACGGCACGGGAAGCGGCAATGTCACGACGGATTTCGTCGAGTCGCTCTTCACGTTTGATCTTTGCGTTAATCGAAGCCAATTCACCAGCGTCCTCGTCGGAACCGATGATGGCATCAACCTGAGCTTGCTCCTCTTCCGAGAAGTCTCTTTCTTCTTCTTGTGCGAGGATGGTTAAAGCCTCGACCTTTGCGGCCAGAGCATCACGCTCCTCACGCAACATTTGG